TGGATGCTGTAACTATAACATTGAATTAATGGCATATTCAAAAGTAAACAATGGTGATAAAGCTGTAACCTATTTAGATAGGAATTATAGCCAATTAAAACAACAGTTAATAGACTTTGCTAAGATCTATTATCCAGACACTGCTAATGATTTTTCTGAAGGTAGTCCAGGAATGATGTTTTTGGAAATGGCCTCTTATGTAGGTGATGTTTTATCTTTTTATACCGATACACAGGTTCAAGAAACAATGCTTGAATATGCCCAAGAAAGGGAAAACTTATTTGCATTAGCATATAATATGGGTTATAGACCTAATATTACAAATGCATCAGCTGTTAATCTAGAAGTTACACAAACAATTCCAGCAGGTACTGATGGTCCTGATTTTAGATATGCTCTTACCTTAAGAGAAGGATCAGTTTTTACACCTTCTAATAATAGTAATGTTGAATTTTTAACTCAAAATGATATAGATTTTAATTTTTCTTCATCACTAGATCCTACTGAAATATCAATATTTAGTATTAACACAGTTACTAATCAACCTATAAAATATCTTCTTAAAAAGAATGTTAAAGCCATTAGTGCTAAGAAAAAAACAAAAACATTTAATGTAGGTAATCCTGAGAGATTCTTGAAATTAGAACTTAATGATGACAATATAATCAATATAGAATCTATAGTAGATGATAATGGTAATGAATACCATGAGGTTCCTTATTTAGCACAAGAAACTATATTTGAGCAAGTTAAAAATACAGAGGCTAATGATCCCAACTTAGCTCAATACAATGGTCAAACCCCATATCTTTTAAGGCTTAAAAAAGTTCCAAGAAGATTTACTACAAGATTTAAAGCCAATAATAACTTAGAATTACAATTTGGAGCAGGTATTTCAGATTCAGCAGATGAAGAAATAATCCCTAACCCCGATAATGTAGGCTTAGGAGTAAATGACGGAAGGAGTATGTTAGATTTTGCGTATGATCCCTCTAATTTCATGTATACTAAAGCATATGGTGAAGTCCCTCGAAATACAACACTAACAGTAACTTATTTACAAGGAGGTGGTATAGTATCAAATTCTCCATCCAATTCAATTACACGAATAGGTACCTTATTAACCCAAGCTAATACGGCTGGTATTAATATATCAGATCAAATATCATCAATAACTGTAAACAACCCATCTCCTGCTAATGGGGGTGGGCCCGGTGATACTAATAATGATATTAGATTAAATGCTGCTGCTAACTTTAATTCACAACAAAGAACAGTAACTAAAGATGATTATATATTTAGGTCATTAGTTATGTCACCTAAGTTTGGTAAAGTAGCTAAAGCATATATTATACAAGATGATCAAATATCCGTAGATACTTCACGTAGAATTTCTAATCCTAATGCTCTAAACTTACATATATTAGGGTATGATATAAATAAAAATCTTACCACTTTAAATATAGCAGCAAAAGAAAATTTAGCAACTTATTTAGAACAATATAGAATGTTAACTGATGCTATTAATATTAAAGATGCATATATAATTAACTTAGGTTTAGATTTTGAAATTACAACATTTAGGAATTATAACAATGATGAAGTTATAACCAACTGTATCCAAAAATTAGGTGAATACTTCAATATAGATCGATGGGAAGTTAACCAACCTATTATTATTAGTGAAGTTTCTAATACTATATCTCAAGTAAATGGAGTACAAACATTAGAATCTATTAAATTCAATAATAAATTTGGAGAAGTGTTAGGATATTCTAAATACAAATACGATTTAGATCAAGCAACAGTTAATGGTGTTATATACCCATCTATGGATCCCACCATATTTGAAATTAAGTCTATAAATAACGATATAAAAGGGAGAGTTAAAGCATATTAATCATGGCACATTATTTTTTATTTCCTGAAAAAGACGCTACAATTTATTCCCACCCATTAAGAAAAACTCTTAATACGGGAATAGACGAAATTTTAACCATTTCAGACGAAGATTATTTTGGTAGAAAATATCCTTCTAGAGCACTTATTCAATTCAAAACTACAGAAATTAAGGATACTATTAATAATATAATTGGTAGTAATCAATTTTCTGCTAGTTTAAAATTATATGAAACTGAACACTTTAATTTAAGTATTGATCAACATTTAGAACTATACCCTCTTGCTGAAGGACCATGGGATAATGGTACTGGTAGATATGAAAATAGACCAGTAACTTCTGATGGAGTTTCTTGGGATTATAAAGATAACTCAACTGACCAGTCTTCTTGGGTATTAGATGGGTATGGAACAGGTATAACAGGTAGTTGGTCATCCTCTGCAGCAGGTGGGGGGTCATGGTATACAGGTAGTGGATTTGAAGTTAATAAAACTTATGGTTATGGTGAAGATTTTGATATATCGTTAGATGTTACTTCTCCTATAACTAAATTTTATAGTTCAAGTCAATTTTCATCTACATACCCTGATGGTATAGTTAATAATGGATTCATCTTAAAAAGAAGTGCATCCCAAGAATTTAGTGACATAGATGATGGTACTTTAAATTTCTTTTCATTAGATACACATACTATATACCCCCCATATCTTGATTTATCTTGGGATGATTCTAGTTACATTACAGGAAGTGGAACAGTATTAACATCTGGAGATATTTATATGACTCTTAGAAATAATAAACAAGAATATAGAACCGCAGAAGAACGCACATTTAGACTTAATGTAAGACCATTATATCCCACACGTAAATTTGTAACTACATCTAACTATTTAGATGTAAACTATTTTACTAGTGAGTCATATTATTCATTAATTGACTATGCTACTGAAGAAACTATTGTACCATTTGACAACCACACTAAATTAAGTGCTGATGCCGAAGGTATGTATTTTAAATTATATATGAATGGGTTAGAACCTGGAAGATATTATAAATTATTATTTAAACATAATAATAATAATGGTATCACTATTTATGATGAAGATTGTTATTTTAAAGTAGTTGACTAATGGGTAAAGCACCAGTAACTATAGAAGCGGCTAAAAAGCCAATAACCCCATTTGCAGGAAAACCCCCTGCAAAATCACCTAACAGTGATCGTTATCGTAAACCTACTACTGAAGACATTTCTTTATCAGAAACACAAGTTACTGCTCCTTTAGATCCTGTAGAGATAATTGATAAAAGTACAATTAAATTAAACCGTGAAATTTATTCACGTAAAGGATTTAACCAAACAGTAGGTATAGATTTTGAAGAATTTTCAAAAAAAGAAGATACGTTCTCGGTTACGCAGTTTTTTCAATTATATAACGCATTATTTTTTGATATACCGCGTATTGGGGTAGAATCACATAATACCATTAAACGTAGGAGTAGTGAGTTTATACGCGGTTTTAGCGCTGATAATGATCCTAAAGATGATACAATAGATAATCTTAATGATAAAATTCTTGAGTTAGAACAACAATTACTCCTAGCAAATCAAACAGATCCTGAACACCCATTCTTTAGAAATGGGTCATTAGTAGCAGAATCAGTTGACGGGCAAAGAACAGGTAAATTTTATTATATGGATAAAGGTTATAAAAGGAAAGTTGATTATAATGCAACCTTTTATAAAACTTTATTAAGTGTTTTAGGATATTCTACTTCTGATGATTATCCCGAAGCTAGTAAAAATATACTTTCTCAAATAAAAACAGGCCCAAATTTAGGTGAGGGAAATTTTGAACAAAGTACATTTATTGAAAATGGAGAATTATATGTTGGTGAAAATGTTAACGATGATACTAAAGATGCTAGAATTAATTCTCTTTCGGATGAAGTAAAAGACTTAAAAGNAGATATAANAGATTCAGAAGACGAAATATCTACTTTAAATGAAANNATTNAANCATTNCAAAANANTTTAANNATTGCTGAACAAAAAATAGAAGATTTCCAATCAAGTGATGATTTAGATCTTAGTGGTTATAATGGAATGTTCTAAACTTTATAAATAAAATAAAATAAAATATGATTATAAAAGAAGAACAAATAGATAATTTAGATAATCAAGATTTATCTGTAGTAGCTACTAAAACTTTAATTCGTAAGTTTGGTAAGCCTGAGGATAATGTTGAATTATTTGTATATGACCTTAATGGGAATCTTCTTTTAAACCGAGAAAATTTTAGAGGTTACAAACCACCAGATAATATTACTGACCCTAATGGTTTATACAATGAAATCAATATTGATTACACTCAAACACTTAAAACCTTAGGATTTACAAGTGGAGAATATCAATTAATTTTAGGATTTTACCGCAAAGTTATACTAAATAGTTTTGTTAAACCTTTTTATATCTCTGAAATATCTCCCTCTAGACGTGAAATTAAAATTAAAAGCGATCTTTTATCTGATGAAGATGTAATAAAAGGATTTAATGATCTTATTGGTGTAATAGAAGCAAGCTCATATTTTAGGGAATTCATTCTAAATTTTGGTAACAATATTCAATCCACTGGTATTAATTTCCAAATTGACAGTATAACAGAACCCACAGAAGTTCTAATTAAGTTATATGATCCTCTCCCTAATACAATTAATGTTAATTCTAAGTTTAGACTAACAGAGGAAATCATTAATCCGGTCTCTATCACAGTAGATTTAGGTGAACCTACTTTAGATCAATTAATAGTTGGTGAAGAAATTAAAGGTCCTAATTTAAGGATTGATACAAGACTTAATTCAAGTAAACCATCAGCATTTAGAACATATGATCAAATATTAGGTGGTTCAAACAGTTCATCATTTGCTAATATTAGTAATTATTTATCTTCAAGCTTAGAATTAGCAATTGATTTTGAGGATACTGATACTGACTCAGGATATCACTTTGAAAATTTTATACACTTTAGTTCAGCAGTTGAAAGACTTAAAAATTTCCGTTATAAACTCCAGTTAATGGAGACTTATGATGATGAAATTAATGATATAGATACTTTAGAAGGTTCCCAAACATCCTCCGTAGTTGTAATAGCTGAAAAGGATAGAATAGAAAAAAAGAAAAATTCTCTTATAGGTAATTTTGATGCTTATGAAAGGTTCTTATATTATGAATCAGGAACATATGCTTGGCCCAAAACTACATCAGCTAGACCTTTTACATTATCAACTACTGATTCTAATGAAGCTAAAGCATGGATAGGTAGCGAAGTATATACTAGTGGATATTATGGGGGACAATTATTAAGTGGTTCTGAATACGATGATTATAATATACATCGTTTAACAGATACACTACCTGAACACGTTGTTTCAAATAACGATAATGACCAGTATACTTTATTTGTTAATATGGTTGCCCAACATTTTGATAGTATATGGATTTATATAGATCATATTACAAATATTAATCAAGCAGAGAATAAATTAAATAGAGGAATCTCTAAAGATATGGTATATGATATCTTAGAAAGAGCAGGTTTAAAAGTATTTGACCAATTTGAAAATAGTAATCTATTTGGTTATATAGCTGCAGAAGCAGGAGCTGATAATGTATTTCAATATCAAGCTCCTACTGGCCAAACTATGATAAGTGCATCAGCTGCGGGATCTATACCTCAAGGTGATATAACTAAAGAGGTATGGAAAAGATTATACCATAACTTACCATATTTACTAAAAACTAAAGGTACTGAAAGAGGTATAAAAGCCCTTATGTCGTGTTATGGTATACCTGAAACTATTCTTAATGTAAAAGAGTATGGGGGACCTAACATAGATAAAACTACTTTTAGAAGCTTTAGTTACCCTAAATTTAGTTATGAATTAAATATAGACACAGTAAAAGGTGCTACTTCTTCTTTTGAACCTGGTGAAAGAGCATTCGGAATAGAAATACCAAATGTACAAAGCACAGCCCCTAATATAGACTATGGGGATACTGGATATAATTTTAATTTTAGAATAAGACCTAAAAAATCCCCTACCCATCAATATAATTACCCTTTAATTTTAGGGGCAACTGACCTTAGTGGATATTCAGGCACATATCCTTACTACTTAAATGGAGCTACATTTATGGGAGTTAGAATATCACCTAGTAGTAGTGAAGATATATTAGATAATGAAAAATATGGTAGGTTAGAATTAACTAAGATGAGTTCAAGTGCTGGTAGCTATACTGAAGAAGTTAAAGCATCCACTGAATATTTTCCTATATATGATGGTGATATTTGGAACTTTACTTGGGCATTTGGTGCAGGTTTAAACGATAGTAATTTACTTATAGAATGTAAAAGAGTTACAGATCATATAACTCCTGTTTATAGTGCAAGTATCAACACTATAGGTACTGGAGGGTGGGCAAATATAACAGATTCTCTAAATCTAAGAGGAGGAACCATTAATGCTTATATTGGTGGATTAATAGATACTAATCTTCCAAATTTTTCTAAACCATATTCAGGCTCTATCCAACATCTTGTAGCATTTTCTACAAGCAGCAAAGACACTGATTATGCTAATTATGCCTCATTTACTCCATTTTTACAAGGTGATGCTATTAATAATGATTCAATTTTAACTGACCAATTATGGTATTTACCTTTAGGTAGTAACCTTAAACGCCCCACTTTAACTTCAGGTTCATTTATAGAAAATGAAAGCATACTATCAGGTAGATTTAATATAACAGACTCTAGATCTAATTTAGATAGAGCCAATATAGGAATCCCTAATACACTTACAAATGATTTAGGATATAAATGGAATCCTTTTGTAGAAGACCACCACTTATTATCCCCAGATACTGTAGGTAAATCTATGGTATCTAATAAAGTTAGATTAGACACAGGTACTATATCAGATGATATTTTATCACCTTTTATTAGAAGTGAAGAATCAACACAAGATAGACAGCCTAATGATTTTTCAGACCTAGGAGTGTTTTTCTCTCCTACTTTTGAAGTTAATGAAGATATAATATATAAATTAGGCCCATTTAGAATGGATGATTATATAGGTGATCCTAGGCACTATACTTCTAGTTATTATCCTGATTTAAAAAGCTTAAGTGATATATATTTTGATGAAAAAATTGTTAAAAGACGCCTTAATATATTTGATTATTTAAAATTAGTCCAACAATTTGACCATACATTATTTAAAATGATTGAGCAATTTGCACCTGCAAAAGCAAACTTAAAAACAGGTGTAGTTATAGAACCACATTACTTAGAAAGACATAAATTAGAAGGGTTATATATAAACACTGATTCTACTTCATATAATTTAGATTTACCAGGTGTATTACCTCCAATTTCATCAGAAAATTCATTACATGAAATAGACATAGATGTGTATGGATATTTGGTTACCGGCTCAGGAGGTGATATAGAAAACAATGCTATTAATAATAGATTAAGTTCTAAATTTTACACTAGAGTTAAACCTTATAATCAATTAACCCAAGCAGGTCCTCCAATCGATCCTAATACTGGTGATCCTGTTTCGGATGATGCTGGTAGTAGAGGATAATTAATAATATAGATATGGCTAAAAAACAAATAGGCGAAGTAGATTATAATGTAGAATTTAATGATTCTGTATTAAGTACTAAAACTTGGAGTAATCCTCGCTATGATGGGTGTGAAACTAAAACCCAAGAACTAAATAAATTTACAAATGGCGATATTACTTATGGTAAAAGAGCCGCTGTACAAAAATATAGTAG